TGTATATTGAAGGAAGAGAAGAACGATGGGTTAACGGATGGCGACCATCCGATAAAGAAAGGAAATAAGGACACTACAATGGCAGACGTTTATGAGGTTATTCGGGCGATTCATCAGGCGGCATCAAACGGATTTGCAGGAGCGTTGGACGATAAAGGCGAACCTCGTGAGGATATGCCGATCGATACCGATGGCAAGAATGAAGGATTTCGAGTTTCGTTGGCGGGCAATATTCTTAAGGTGAAGTATTTGGCCCGTGAAAACCTACAGGAAATTGACGAGAAGTATGAAAATAAAGTTGATCAGAAGATCGAGGATATTGTTTCTTTCTTAAAGAAGGAATATCGTAAGGATCTTGGCGAATCGCTTAGTTTAAAGAGAACCAAGAATTTTAAATGTATGATCCAGCCAACTGGAACAAGTGGCAATGGTCAGGCAGAAGTTTCAGCTTATCGAGACTACGAAGTCGAGTCTTTAAAAGACATCGCCAACAAGGATTGGAAGGGAAAGACTCCCCCAGAGCGGATTAACGAATCAATTCGTCATATGATTTTGGAGGGTCACACTTCTTGTTTGGTGAACGAAGACGAGTGTGAAGATATCTACGAATTTGTTATCAACCACGCGGCGGTTTCTAATGGCCCAACAATGGAACAAATTGTAGAAAGAATGGACAATATGCCGACATCAGATGTTAAGGCGACTGTTGCGCGGTTGATTAAGGAAAGTCGGGTTGTTATTCGCTCCGAAGAGGGCGAAAAACGGTATTATGCGAAAGACTAAGAGTTTGAATGTTTCAAAAGAAAAAAGATCCCTACGCTTACAAGACTTCGACTCTTACTAAAGAGGAAATACTTAAAGAGATAGTTAAGTGTGGGAAAGATCCCGCTTATTTTATTAACAATTATGTAAAGATTAAGCACCCTGATAGGGGAATTATTGATTTTCGGTTATTCCCGTTTCAAGACGGGCTGCTAACTGATTTTCAAACACATCGATTTATTATCATTAACAAGTCCCGTCAGCTTGGAATTTCAACATTGACGGCCGCATATGCTACTTGGCTTATGATGTTTCATCGTGGAAAAGAAGTTTATGTTGTTGCAACTAAACTTTCAGTTGCAACCAATCTTGTGCGGAAAGTAAAACTCATTCTTAAATATTTGCCAGCGTGGTTAAAAATTGCCAAATCTGTTGCAGACAACGCTTTATCAGTTGAACTGGACAACGGTTCTCGTATTACTTCTTCTTCTAATGCGGAAGATGCTGGCCGTTCAGAGGCGTTATCTTTGTTGATTATCGACGAGGCGGCACACATTAAAAAAATGGACGAAGTGTGGGCGTCTGTAAAACCTACTCTAGCGACTGGCGGAAACTGTATTGCGTTATCTTCTCCAAAAGGCGCAGGAACGTGGTTTTATGATATGTGGATTAATGCCGAGGCTGGCAAAAACGATTTCTTTCCCACAAAACTTTTATGGAATATTCACCCCGAAAGAAATCAAGCGTGGTTTGAACACGAAACAAGGAATATGTCTCCTAGAAAAGTTGCGCAGGAGTATGAATGCAACTTCTTGATGTCTGGCCAAACAGTAATTCGCGGAGAAGACATAAAAAGAATTGAAGAAGAAGAGGTTTGTGAACCATTGTTCCGAGAAGGACACGATGCAAATCTCTTTATTTGGAAAGAATATGTAGCAGGACATAAATACATAATGTCTGCTGACGTTGCGAGAGGCGACGCAGAAGATAGTTCAACTTTCCACGTTTTTGATTTAGAGACTTTAGAACAGGCCGCCGAATATGAAGGAAAGATGGCCCCAGACGTGTTTGGTTCATTCCTTTATGAATGGGGTGGCCAGTATGGATATCCTTTGCTGGTGGTAGAAAATAACAACATTGGGTTTGCAACTTTAAATAAGCTGGTAGATTTGCAATATCCTAATTTGTTTTATTCGGAAAAAGGATCTCACGATTACGTTGAGCAATATGATGCGGAAGGAAGAAGCGATACTATTCCTGGGATTGCGACATCTCCGAAGAATCGTCCAATGTTGATCGCCAAGATGGAAGAATATATTAGAAACAAAGTATTCAAAGTATATTCAAGGCGATTAGTGGGAGAATTTAAAGCGTTTGTTTGGAAAGAAGAAAGACCAGAGGCAATGTCAGGGCACCACGACGACTTGATTATGGCATTGGCCTATGCTTGCTGGATTCGGGAGACGGCGTTAATAGTAAACCAGCGAGACATAGAATACAAAAAAGCCTTATTGGGCGCTATCATGGTAACGAATAGCAAATTTAGTACGAAGGTGTCGGGACAAGCGGGGTATAATAAGATATATGACATGACGGTTCCTGACGCAGAAGCACAAAAAGAATTATTAGCAATGAAAAGAAGACAGCAGTTGATAAAAGAAGGAAAAATACCAAATAACTACCCAATGCCCATATTTAAGGGATAAGGAAGGGACAGTAAAAAATGGCCACTCCGATGCAAAGACGTTCTGCCTTAAAGAAACAACCACAATCAACTTCTACATTATTCAAAATGTTGACAAGATTGTTTTCTGGCCCGATGGTCAATTTCCGGGCACAGATCCCACGGGAATTAAAACGAAGACAATTAGATAAATACGATAGAAAGTTTATCGACACAGATGGTAAGGCGTTTAAACGAGATCTTTTCAGTCCGTTTGAAAGTGTTCAAATGGACTACATGTATAACCAAGACAGGATTGGGAGATATAATGATTTTAGACAGATGGAGTTTATGCCGGAGCTATCGTCAGCCTTAGATATCTATTCCGACGAAATTACAACATCTTCCCCAATGGAGCCGTTGTTAAGGATTAAATCGGCAAATCAACAAATCAAATCGATCCTTTACGATCTTTTTTATAATCGTCTAGCCATTGAATCTAATTTGTATTTCTGGGCAAGAACTTGCGTTAAATATGGGGATTTTTGGCTATATCTTGATTTAGATCCTGAGATGGGGATTAGAAGCGTTATTGGGCTCCCAAGCGCAGAAATAGAGCGATTAGAGGGTCTTGACGATAATAACCCGAACTATGTTCAATTCCAATGGAACGCTAGAGGTTTTACTTTTGAAAACTGGCAAGTGGCACATTTTAGAATTTTAGGCGACGACAGATACACTCCCTATGGAATGTCGGTTTTAGATCCTGCGCGTCGTATTTTTAAACAATTATCTCTTCTTGAAGAAGCAATGATGGCATATCGCATTGTGCGAGCACCAGAAAAGAAAGTATTTTACATTGATGTAGGCGGCATTCATCCCGATTCTGTTGAAGCGTATATCCAACAGATTCAAACCGCAATGAAAAAGAATATGATTATAAATTCGGAGACAGGGCAGACCGATGTAAGATACAATATCCAAAGCATAGAAGAGGACATCTGGATTCCCGTCCGAGGAACGACATCGGCTACCAAAGTTGATGCGCTACCAGGCGGCGAATTTGTTGGCGACATTGCTGACGTTGAATACCTCCGAGATAAGCTATTTTCAGCGATTAAAATCCCGATGTCATATTTGGCGCACGGGACAGGCGCCTCAGAAGATAAGTCAAGTCTTTCACAAAAGGATATTGTATTTGCAAGAACGATTCAACGAATTCAACGCAACGTTGTTTCTGAGCTAACCAAGATGGCTCAAATTCACTTATTTATTCTTGGTTATCGCGGAGAAGATCTTATTCAATTCGATTTGTCGTTAAACAACCCTTCCAAGATTGCAGAATTGCAAGTTCTTGAAAGTTTGAAAACGAAATTTGACGTTGCTGGCGCTGCAACCGAGGGATTTTTCAGCAAGGGATGGGTTTACAAGAATGTTCTTGCTCTTTCGGAAAAGGAAGTTCTGCGAATTGAACGAGAGCGGTTCAGAGATGCCAAGGTTGAGGCTCTTATTGCTCAGATTGGTGGGGGGGCAGAGGGCGAGGGTGGGGGTGGAGGCTTGGATGGGGATCTTGGTGGGGATCTTGGTGGGGATCTTGGTGCGGGCGAACCAGAGCCAGAAGATTTGGGAGCAGAAGACGGTGCTCTAGGTGACGAAGAGGGAAATGACGAAGAAGACATCTTATTGGCCGCTCCCGCGAAAAGAAGCGATGAATTAAAACCAGGAGATATTTATACCACCCCTGGTGCGAAAGGCAAACCGTATGAGAAGCGTCGGGATCAAAGACAATCTGGCGCTCGCAAAAGAAATATGATGGCGAAGTATGACCATGAAGCCGCTTCGTCAGCAATGAGAAATTTGTTTGGTGGTTATCAGGGAATGCAACGGGTTGGAAAGGGAATTTTGGACGAAGAACAACAAAGTCTTTTGAAGGATGAAGAAAAGCAAATGTTTTTGCTTGAATCAGAATCAAAGGCTTTGATGGAGGCCGTTAAAGAAGTCAATTCTCAACGAAAAACTTTAGGTAAAAATAAAAAGTAATGAAAAGCATAGTTGAACAAATTATATTTGAAGAGATTTTGCGGTTAGCAGAAGATAAAAAGTCTTTTCTTTTAAACAAGTATCCAGATCAAAAGGAGCTGATTGATTTTCTGTCTCAGAACGATCCTTCTGGGTTGAACAAATATCTTGAATATATGCTTGTTCAAATTGTTAAAAGAGGTCGAAGTAAAGAAGATGTTGTTCATATGGTTAATTTCTTTCACGACAATGTAAAGAAGCTTAAAAACAAGGATATAAGCGCTTATAAAACCATAGAGGATATAGAAGGTGCTTTGGGAGAAGGTGGGGAAAAAAGAACTGAGATCGTGTCTAAACGAAAGCAAGAAATACAAGAATTTAAACAAGACACTTACGAGGTTCTTAATAATGGTAAATATTTTATTGTAAGGCCACGGACAGAGGAATCTTCTCGTTACTTTGGCAAGGGAACGAGATGGTGTACTGCGGCCAGTTCTCAAAATATGTTTGATTCTTATAACAAGAGAGGATCGGCCCTTTATATCATTCGGAAAGAAGATTTGCCAACCGACGATCCAGATTATAAGGTTCAAGCCTCTGTTAAAAAAGACGGCGAAGTTCATGAGATAAGAAATGCCCCAGATAACGATGTTAGCCAACGTCTAGACGAAATATATAATGGAGAATGGGAACATCTTGAAGAGCTTATTGGCAGGCATGTTGAAAAATATCCCCCAGTTGATGTTACAGAAGCGTGGGAAAAACAATGTGAAGAAATTCAGCAAACTTTTGCAAGCCGGGCGAAACACTGTATCGCGTCATATAGTATTGATGACGATAATGAACCGCCCTATGTAAGTTATTGGGGAAGTTTTATGGTAACGATTCCAAACGCAGAAGAGGTTATTAGAAAAATAAATCCTAAAGATATTGAAGATAGGTATGCTTATTCGGCGGAAAGAGCTTTGGTGAGGGCAATTGATCTTTCATTTGAGGAAGCTGTAATTGAAGGCGACGAAATACGATTTGATGTTCGAGGAGACGATTACGCTTCGGACCCTGATGGGTTTGGTGAATTTTGCGAATATCTTATAGACGATATAGACAAAAAATATGCCAAAATTAAGGATAAAGTTTGTCAATTTCTTTTTGGGAACAATTATGTTTCTCTTCAAAAAATATTTAATTCGTTGGAGCAAGAAGAAGGCGATATTGGTTCTATAATTTCTATTGATGAAAATAAGCGCACTGGTGATAGTTTAGATTTTTCTATTGGGAAAAGTTACGATATTTGGAACCCAGACCGAGAAACGACCCCTCTTTTAATAAAGTATGCTCAAGAAAAGGTTAATGAATATATCGGTCAAAAAATATATCAATTTGCAGAACTTGCAGACAAACAATTGGAACTTCCACTTCATGAAAGATTGACAATAGAAAAGGTAAAACAATTAGGGTCTGAAATTCTTCCCGTTGTTGATTACAATTTTTATGGTGGAAGAAAAATAACGGTTGAAGCATCGTTCTCTGGCGGCAGTACAGAAATGGCGCAGGACACAAAAGAAATAATTAAAATTTATATTAAATATGCGGGAAACATGTTGGCGATTGCAGAGAATGCAATGAATGAAAAAACTAAAGAATTAAAACGAGAACGACGCATTCCGGTTCAAGAAGAAAAAAAAGGAGAACGTAAATTTATGA